CGAGCCCGCAACCGGAGCCGTAGCCACAGTTGCGGTAGTTCAGGGTCATGATCCAGCGGGAGATCGTCGGGTCGAAGTACGCACCGGGGGACTCGGCTTGGTCGAAGCCGGCGACCGTGACGACGCCCTGACCGGTGCCGTTCACCCACCACTGATCTAGCCGCTCGACACGGATGGTCTGGTCGGCCTGCGTGCACGCGATGTACGCGTTCCCGGTGCCGTCGGGGATGATCGAGAAGTCGCCGTTCTGACCGCAGACGTACAGGGCGGGCTTCGACAGGCTGCCGTACGGGGGCTTGCCAGGACCGCACGGACCAGCGGGGCCGTTGCAGCCCATCGCGTAGTACGCGTTGGCGCCGCTCACTGCGTAGTCGCCCGGAGCGTTGAACCAGAGGATCCAGACGCCGTCGCCGCGCTGCACCATGCGCGGGTTGAAGCAGCCAGCGCCGCCACCGCGCATGCACGTCTGGTCCCACGTCAGCCCGGTCCACGTGTCCAGCTCGGACGGGGCAACCAGGGTCGTGACCGCCGACCACGGACCGTCGAGACTCGGTGCGGTCGAGACGCCGAAGCCGCACCAGTGAGTCGAAGGGATACCCCACGCGAACCCGCAGCCGTAGCGAGTGCCGTACATGTAGTACGTGCCCTCATGCTTGACGATCGTGCCGTCGTGGAGGTCGACGCCGGTGACGATGTGCGCCACGGGGATGCCGGTCGCTCGAGCGGGCGCGTTCGGCATGAGGGCAAACGCGAGGACGAGGGCGGCGGCGAGGATGATCAGCTTGCGCAAGCCGCTCATCAGTTCGACACCCATCGGACCTCGAAGTAGCAAGCCGTGGGTCCGACCGCAACGGTCGCGGTCGTGGTCGCTGCCAGGAGTTCGACGTACTGCCCTGCCGTCAAGCTGACCGTGGTGTCGACTGAGACGTCGGCGTAAGCGCCGGTTGCGAACGGTGCCCACGTCTCCGTCTCCGCAATGGCCGTCCCGCTCACGGCGAACTTGGCTCCGAGCGACGTGTTGGTCGCGGTTCGCAGCTTGCCCTTGAGGCGGTACTGCCCCGACTGCGCGATGGTGACGCGGCTGTTGTTCGTGACGTTGTCGTGCATGCCCGTCGCGTCGTACGTCTCGACATCGAACGCGACCGCGCCGAACACGTTGATCGCGCCCGTCGTCGTCGCTGCCGTCTTCGTCACGCGGCACGACGGCGGGGTGAGCAGGTACTGCATGGTGTTGTACCAGGTGGTCGTCTCAGCTGTCGTGAGAACCGTGCTGGCTGAGTGCAGGGCGGGGACGGGAACGGCCATGGTGACCTCCTAGTAGGCGACGCGGTGAGTGGAGTCGGTGACGCCGTACACCGCGTCGTCTGTGATCAGCAGGTCGCGGCCCGACCCGAGTCCCGCAGGCTTGGTGGTGTACGTAACCCGCCAGTCGTCATGCCGGATCGTCTCCGACTCGCCCGTCACCTCGAGCACGGTCGACGACGGCGGGGTCTGCGCGGGCATTCCGGTCAAGGTGATCTTCGTGAGGATGCCCGCGGTCGCCACTGCTGCTGCGGTCGCGGGAAGGGCGGTCATCATGTCGACCGTGAGACTGCCGATGTACGGTCCGCGCGGGCTCGTGTTGGCAACGGCGGACGCGTGGTCTGCGCCGTCCCTGGGGGCCGTTGAGATGGACGTGACGGATCCGCTGATCTCGCCGACGGTCGTGATGTCGGCGGCGTCGACCGTGCCGCTGGTGCCTCCCTGGGTCCACGTGACTCGGGTCACGCACCCCTGGATGTCACAGTTGTACGTGACTCCCGCATCGATGTCACCGGCCGCGAGAGTGATCGACGGGGACAGGGCCGCGCGCCGACTGCGCCACGTGACCCGGTCCTGGCTATCGACGTACAGCGTTCCATCTTCGGAGTCGCTGATGGTCGACAGGACGCTCGCGAGACTGCCGTTGCCGAGTGCGGTCGACGGGATGAGGTCCGTCACGCCCGCGTCGATGAGCGCCGTCGCTGCCTGCCCACGCCACCCGAGTACCTTGAGTATCGCAGCCTGGGCCGTGAGCGTCGTGCCCATGAACGCGGCAGCGATCCTCGCGACGCCTGTCGCATCGAGAGGGTTGTTCCATGCCGCGAAGTGCGCGAGGGTCCCAGAGAACGGGTTCGCCCCAAGCCCCGCCCCCAGGAACACCGTGCCCGCGGCCGCACTGCTGCCGATGCCGACCCCGACCGATGCGGTAGGCGTGAGCGTCACGCCATCGACCACCACCACGGGAGTGGCGCCCATCGACCAAGTCAGTACGTGCGGCGCCTCGTCCATCACGGAGCAGGGGAAGAACCACAGCGACGAGCCACCGAGGTACGTCTGTCGGACCATCACGCCGGGCGTGACGGTGGGGTAGTTCTCCACCGAGATGGTCGTCGTCACCGCCCCATGGACGTTGCAGTACAGCAGGCCTCCCGCGAGCGTCGAGAACGTCAGCGCGATGCCAAGCGGCATGAAGTCGGACTGTGTCGTGAGACACCTACCCCCACCCACCGGAGTGAAGACGGCGCCGCCGTCACCTCGCATGCCGACAGACGACCCGAACGTCAGCGTCCCGCTGCCGAACGCGGTGACCGGGACCAGTGGCGGAAGATGCCCGCTGATGTCGGACGCCTGGGTCGCGCCCGACTGCTCGGTCAGCGGGTAGTAGGCTCCCGTAGGGCCAGTGAGGTACGGGCCGATGGGATACCCGGCAGAGTCGCGCGTCGCCAGCACCTCTTCGACGTGGAACGCCTTGAGCGACATGCGCCCAAACCGAGCCAGCCGATCCGCCAGCGTCACCATCACGACGCACGCCTCGTCACCACCGCTCGGCCACGACAGCGGTGCCGCCTGTATGCGCCCGATGAACCACGGCTGCCCACCACGCAGGATCTTCACCAACGACTGCAGGTGCACGTACGGGTAGAGCGGGCTGCCTGTGTTCCCGATCGTGAACCGGCCGTCGGTGTTGTCGAGCGTGAACGACGCCGTGCCCGGCTGAGCGCCACCGCCGCGAGTCGACCCACGAGTCTTCGTGACGCCGTACTCGAGTCGGACATACGTCGAGATGTCGACCCACGTAGGGGCCGCGTCGATCGCTGTCTCTTGACCGAGGAACACCTGAACCGACGGAGCGACCATCAGCGGTCCTGGAACGCGAGAGTGCCACCACGGAACACCTTGAGGTCGGTCAGCAACTCCTCGATCCGACGACCCGCAGCCTGCGGGTCCGTATCACCCTGCACCGTCACCGCGAGGTACACGTTTCCGCCGCCTCCCGTGTTCACGCCACCATCGAGCGCACGCGGGCCGCGGGCGAATGCCGCTGCCGTCTGGCTTGCGTTCAGCACTACGCCTGACGTGTCGGGAATCCACATCTCGACTCCCTCTTCGCCGAACAGCGCAGGCTCGCCGACCTTGGGCCGGCCACCCGATGCGTACCCAGGCATGCCCGCGAGCTTGACGTTCGCGCGAGCGGCAGCCAGGGCCGTCGCCTGCAACTGCGAGTAGTTCGCCGAGACCTCGATGGAGACCTGCGCCTTCGGCGGGATCTTCTCGATCGACTTCGAGAACGCGTACACCTCGTTCGCAGCGCCCTTGATGTCCTTCGCCGCATCGCGCGCCCACTCGAAGCCGGGAGCCTTACCCAGCGTCTCGAGCATTCCAGCGAAGTCCCACATCATCGCCGCGGTCGCCTCTGTCATGAACCGGAAGAACGGCTGCAGGGCGTTGTTCCACAGCCATGTCGCCGCCTCGCCGATCACGCGGAACGTCGTGTCGACGACCTTGCGGAACGTCTCGCTGTGCTGGTACGCGTAGATCAGCCCAGCGGCCAGGGCTGCGACGCCGATGATGATCAGCGAGATCGGGTTCGCGGACATGACCACGTTCAGAATCCCGAACGCGACCGCTGCCCCACCGAGGGCGATGATGTACGGCTGCAGCTCGTCGGAGTTCCGAGAGATCCAGTCGACGACCTTGATCCCGACGTCGGTGGCCTTCATCATGACCGGCATCAGCTTCTCGCCGACGATCTCCTGCAGGTCCTCGAACTGGACCTTGAGCTTCTGGCTCTTGCCCGCAGCGGTGTCGCCCATCATCTCGGCAGTCCCGCTGACATGCGCGGTCAGGTCGTTGGTGAGCGTCGTGAAGTCGGTCGTCGCGTCGCCGGTCGCCTTGAAGTCGATACCGACAGCCTTGAGCGCCTTCCCCTGCCCCATCATGGCCTTGCCCATGTCGGTAGCCGCCTCATCCATGGACTTGCCGGTCTTGACGGCATAGTCCTGCATGAGTGGGGTGAGTTGCGTGATCTGCTCCGAGGTCAACTGGAACTGTGCGAGTTGCGCCTGGGCGGCCGCGGTGTCGTCCGCGTCGATGCCGGTCTTGCGCTGCAGTTCGCTGTTCAACTCCCGCAGAACGTCGATGTTGCCCGTCATCGTCTCGGGCCAGCGGTCGTAGGCGTCGGTCAACTTCGCCTGAGCGGCCTGAGCCTCCGAGTACGCGTCGAGGCTGTCCTTGCCGAATGCGACGGCAGCAGTCCCGACCGCAGCCAGGGCGACTCCTCCTACGGCGCGGAACTTGTCCATCTTGGACGCGTTCTTCTCGACCGACCCGCCAACCCTGTCGAAGACATCGCTGGCCTGGTCCCTCGCCATGATCAGGAACTCAAGCGTCGAGGCCATGGAGCACACCTCCTCGGGATTGCATCACTGTGGGTCGGCGGCTTCTCTGAGCTTCGCCTCTCGCCTGTCGAGGTAGTCGCACAGGCCGATGAACTCACCGAGCTCCAGCAGGTCCGTCTCCCATGGGCGGATCCCGAGAACCTCAGCGAACGCTCCTAGGTAGCGGAGCTGTCGATCTTCCAGGCCGGCGTGCCGGCTTCGGTAGGGTCCGCCTCGGTCGCGACCTCCGCATCAACGGGGACCTCTTCGATGTCGAAGTCTGCGACCTCTCGGTCGTCCAGATCCTCGTACTTGAACGTCGGTTCGCCGCGCTTCACGATCACCCAGATCAATGCCTGCACGGCTGCCATCGACTTCGTGCGCATGATCTCGGCGATCGACTCTCCGGACTTCCGCTCGACGGCCTTCGCCTCAGCGAAAGTCAGCCGGTTGATGTCCGCCTCGTACGACTTCCCGTCCACCGTGACCCGCACGGTTCGCTTGGGGGTACTCGCCATCAGGTGGCCTTCCTCTCAACCTCGTTGACGTACGCCTCGATGGCGTCCTTGATGCGCCCCTTGAGAGCGTCGCCGTCTTCCTCGATGGGCTTCGTGAAGAACCCCTCGGCGATCTCCTGCGTGTACCAGTGCTTGCGCTTGCCGAACAGAGGGTGCCGCAGCCGACCGCGGTTCAGTGCCGCGAGATCGTGGCCCTTCTTCGCCATCGTGATCCGCACGCCGGCCGACCGCTCACGGAAGTCCGTGTTCGAGCTCGGCGTCTTCGCGGCCCACTTCGCCAGGCCACCCGATGCGGGCAGCGTGTCGAGCGCCGACTTCTTGATCTTCTGGCGGAGCGGCTTCGTCTCCTCGGACATGATCTTGCGGAGACGCGTCCGCATCTCCTTGGTCCCGGCATCCTTGAGCGCCTTCTGGACCTTTGCCATGTCGCCCCGGACGGCCTTGATGCTGAACGACGCGTCAGCCATCAAGCCTCCTAGATCGCCGTATGTTATGTGCGCTGGACTCAGATTGCGGTGTCGCTCGTTCTCTGAATAATCCACAGACCCTGCGCCGCCACGCCGCCGTCGAAGCCGGTGAAGCTACAGTCGTGGGTGATCAGCTCGCCAGCGTTCGGGGCGGGCAGGTCACCCTCGAGCCGCAGGTCCGAGAGCACGACCTGCAGGACGTCGTTCCCCGAGGTCCACGTACCGATCATGTTCAGGGCGCCGTCGTTCAGAATGAGGTCGGTGTACGTCGCCGCGTCGTACTCGATCGTGAACTTGCCCGTGATCTTGCGAGTGCCCGCGACCGGCTTCGACTTCTTGCCGCCACCCGTGCCCGAGTTGAAGCGGCCCAGGTTCAGGCTGTGGTCGACCTTCACGCTGAACGAACGGACGCTCACTGCAGTCGGAGCCGACGCCATCGCCGTCGCCGTCGGAGCCGTCAAGGTCCCCGTGGACAGCGCGGCACCAGCGAACGTGAGCAGGTTCCCGACAGCCGGGTACGCCGGCGACAGAGACCCTGCCGTCGTGCCGGTCACCGTCTGGAAGTCCCAGTCGGACTTGATCTTGACGAGGTCCGCGTTCGGCGCGTCGATCTCGAACGACTTGCACATGCCACCGGGGGCCGTGAACACACCCCACGTCGCGGCCGTCGCCTGCGGGACCGACTGGCGGGCCGTCAGCGGGGTGGGCGAGTCGGCCAGCGTGAACACCTGCTGGTAGAGGCCCGCCGACACCAGGGTCGACGTGCCGGCGCCCATCATCGCCTGCCACAGCAGGCCGGTCCCGTGCGTCTGCGCCTCGTACTCGTGGGTCATCGAGCCGCCGACCGTCACGACCGCACGACGCGACGAGCGATCGAGCCGCTGCCCGACCCGTAGGCCCTTGCCCTGGACGGGCTTCTTGTCGAACTTGATCGCCCCCGACAGGAACTCGAGCGCACGCCAGACCGTTCCTGCCGTGCCGTACGCGACGGACTCGGGAGCCCACTCGATCGCAACATCCTGAGGTGCAGCCATGTCAGGCGTCCTTCCCTGTGGTGGTGGTCTTCGTCGCCTTCACCTCACGGAAGGCTGCGTTCTCGAGCAGCACGGCCGCCTGCTCCGCGGTGACGTCGATGACCTCGCCCGGCTCGACATCCACGCCGAGCAGCGACACGTACGCGGTGAACGGCAGGTCGTGAGTGATCTTCATGGGGGGTCCTCCTCAGGACAGTCGGGCGGTGCAGGTGATGCTCAGCGGGAGGTACGCACCGATACCGGCGCTGTCCTCGACTTGACGCAGATCGATGTTGGAAACGTCCGTGACAACGAGCACCGAGCCGCCGAGAGTGGGGTCGGTCTGGATCAGGTCGGCGATCTGGTCAACCATCCCGAACACGTCATCGCGGGCCATCTTCTGGTTCCGATCGCCGTTCCATGCGACCGCGACGAGGTTGATGGTCAGCTTCTCGTCGCGGGTGTTGCGTCCGAGGTTCGCCCACTTCTGAGTCGATGAGGCCGCACTCTCAGGTCCGGTCCCATCGGGGTCCGAGAGGCCGACGAACAACACCATCGGCGCCTTGTCGTCGGACGTCTCCATGCCGTCGACCACGAGCACATCGGGAAGCGCGGCGGACAGGGAAGCGATCAGCGCGTCGATCGCTGCGGGGATCGCGGAGCCGCGGGCGGTCATCCGAACGCCACCGGCATGTACGGGCGCGCGAGCTGCAGCACCCGGTTGGGCCACGTGTACGCCGAGCCGACGTCGGGCTCACCGTTGCGGCGGTTGCTAGCGCGCTGCGTCTCCCACAGGTGCTTGAGCAGCAGCATCAGCGCGTGCTTGATGTCGTCGGGGACGGTCGCGAACCCCCACGTGTACGTGATGATGACGGGGTCTGCGAAGTCGGCCGAACGGGAGGTGATGACCCCGGCAGCCGTGCGTACGTGGTACCTCGCGGGGTCGAGCGGTGACGCGTCATGCCCTTCGCTGACTGCTGTCACGGCGATGACCGGGAGGCGCTCGAGAGCAATGGCGGGTCGGTCTCCGCGGACCTCATCGGTTCGGACCTGGGATTCGCCAGGAAGACCCTCGGCGTACCATGCCGCCTCGGTTGTCGCGATGAACCGACGCAGCTCGTCGATGTCGGCTGAGGTCTTCATGCCGAGGAACTCGAGCGCCTCGTCCTCGTCGATGATCGCCATGGGCTCAGGCCTTGCGCTTCGGAGACGTCTTCATGGTGGCGGTCTCGACGAGGGGCGCGTCTGCAGCCTCCACTGTGGCGAGTCCAGAGGCGACCATGGCGACGCCTTCCGTCTCCGGAAGGTTGACCGTCTCGCCAGCGGCCGGCCAGTCGGCACCGTCGCGGGTACCGGAGATCTTGGCAAGCATGCGGAATGCGGGCATCGGTCCTCCTTGTGGAATGTGGTGGTGGTCGGCCTCGCACCGCCAGCCCTCAGGGGAGAGGGCTGGCGGTGCGTCGGGCTTCGACTAGCTGGCGCCGCCGACGAACACCTTGAGGGCGCCCGTCTGGTCAGCGGTGATCGCGTCGGCGCGGATCAGGGCGCGGAAGGCGACCTGGTCGGTGTCGAACTTGAACTCGTCGCTCCGGTCGAACCGGACCCCACCCGCGTAGCGGATGAAGTACGCCGAGAAGTCGCCGAAGACGACCGACTTGGCGTTGAGGCCCGTGGCCGCGATGTTCGGATCGGACTGGATCGGCTTGCCGAGCAGGGTGTCGGGAGCACCGAACGTGGCGGCAGGCTCGAACAGGTAGCGGCCCGAGCCGTCCTTGATCTTGCGGATCGCACCGAGGGTGCTGTCCTTGACGAGCCAGCCGGCCGACTGGCTGTTGCGGTACGGCGCGATGACCGAGAACATCAGGTCGATCAGGTCATCCGCGGTCGGGACGCCGACGACGCCCGTGCCACCGGTCTTGCCGGTCGTCGCGGACGTCACGATGCCGGTCGGCTGCGCGGTGCCGGTGCCCGTGGCGAGATGCGCGCCGAGCGCAAGTCCCACGTTGCGACCGGCGACCTTGGCGATGAACGACGCGAGGTCGAACGCCGAGTCGTCCACGAGCTCACGCGAGGCGAGCACGAGCTGGCCGTACTTGTACGCCCCGAGGGAACGCTTGCCGAACGCCGGGTCGGTGCCCGCGATCGTTCCGTTCTCAGCGACCAAGGCCGCCGCGCCGTACGACGTGGTGACCGGGATGTCGAGCTGCTCGCCACCGGTCGTGTTGATGACCGTGGGGCCGAGCTGCAGGACGCCCGACGACTCGACCAGGTGCTCGACCAGGCGGTCGTAGAACGACGTCGGGACGGTGTTCCCACCAGCCGTTGCCGTGCCCTTGGTGAGCGCGCGCACGTCGAGAGCCTTGCCGAACGCCGCAGCGTCCATGTCGATGCTGCGGATCTCGCCGCGAGCGAGCTGGCGGAACTGGTCCGACAGGTTCGACTCGGAGGCGGGAGAGCCGGAGGTGTTCGTGCCCAGGCTGCGCAGCGACTCGGAGACGGCGCGGTCGGTGGCCGCCTGCTCCACCTGGCGGTCGATGCGCGCGCGCAGCGAGTCGATGTCGGCGTTGAGCTTGGTGTACTGCTCGAGCTCGGTCGCCTCGAAGTCGCGGTTCTCGGCCTCGGCC